CACGTCCATCAACTACACACTCTTTCTGCTGAAAGAAAAGCACGGACTTCTTTCAGAGGAAATCTGGCACAAGGCCCTGACCAAGATCAGCGAGGACCGCCGGGACTACCTGGTCTCTTTGCTGCGCCGCAATACAAAGCTCACGGGCCACGTGCCCATCAAGCTGTCCACGATCCACGGGGCCAAAGGCGGCGAGGCAGACAACGTGCTGCTGCTGTCCGACCTGTCGACCAAGTTCGCCAAGGACTATGACAAGAATTCAGACGACATCAATCGTCTGCTGTATGTGGGCATCACCCGCGCTAAACAAACGCTGCACATTGTGCTGCCAAAGAATGAACAGAAAGGCTTCAGACTATGAAGCGAGAAAACAAAACACTGCCAATGTTCCCTCGGATTTCCGAGTGGCTGCCGCCGGCATCTTTCCCCAACCTCAGTGAAGCGAAGGAGATTGCAATTGACCTCGAAACGTGTGACCCGAACATGGAGAGCCTGGGTCCTGGTTGGCCTAGAAATGATGGCTACATTGTCGGTTACGCTATTGCTGTTGATGGTTGGGCTGGCTATTTTCCTGTCGCTCACGCTGGCGGTGGGAATCTGGACAAGCGCATCGTGGAGCGCTGGGTGAGTGACGTCCTTGCTACACCCGCAGACAAAATCATGCACAACGCCGCTTACGACCTTGGATGGCTCAGAGCCACGGGATTTGAAGTAAACGGCACGATCTACGACACCATGCTGGCAGCGCCAGTGCTGGACGAGAACCGCTTTGCCTACAGCCTGAACAGCCTGGGCTTTGATTACCTCAAAGAGATCAAGTCTGAGCAGGGCTTGAAAGAATCCGCGTCTGACTTCGGTGTGCACCCCAAGAAGGAATTGTGGAAGCTGCCTGCCATGCACGTGGGTGACTACGCCGAGCAGGACGCAGCGCTCACCTTAAAGCTCTGGCATCACTTTAAAGCGCTTATGCGCAACGACGAAGTGGAGTCGGTGTTCAATCTCGAAACAGAAGTGCTGCCGGTGCTGGTGAACATCACCTTGAAGGGCATCAACTTCAACCGCGCCCAGTGCGAGCTGAAGATGGCCGAGATGCGCAAGAAGGAAACAGAAATCCTGAAGTACTTGAAGAGCCAGGCCGGCATGCAGGTGGACATCTGGGCTGCACAGTCCATTGCCGCTGCATTCGATCGCCTGGGCATCCAGTACCCCAAGACAACAGCTGGCGCGCCGAGCTTTACCAAGAGCTTCCTGGACACGCACGAGCACCCTATGTCCAAGATGATCCTGGAGGCCCGTGAGCTGAACAAGACCCACGGCACGTTCCTGGAGCCTTACCTGAAGCACAGTGCCAAGGACGGACGCATCCACACCCACTTTAACCAGATGCGCAACGAAGAGGGCGGCACGGTCACAGGACGCCTGTCGGCCAGCAACCCGAACCTCCAGCAAGTGCCCGCGCGCCACGAAATCATCGGCCCGATGGTGCGAGGCTTGTTCCTGCCCGAGGACGGTGACATTTGGGCGGCTAACGACTTCTCCTCGCAGGAGCCACGCTTATTGGTTCACTATGCCACACTGCTGGGCCTGCCGGGCGCGGAGAAGATGGCACAAGCCTACCGCGACAACCCCGACACGGACTTCCACCAGATGGTGGCTGACATGGCCGGCATTAAACGCAAGGCTGCCAAGACAATTGGTCTGGGCTTGATGTACGGCATGGGCAAAGCCAAGCTGGCCACACAGCTGGACCTGCCCTTGGACGAGGCCAGCGAACTGATCGCCACGTTCCACAGCAAGGTCCCGTTCCTAAAAGGCACCGTGGACGCTGTCATGAAGCGCATTGAGCACCCAGCCTCCGGCGGCTCCATTCGCACCCTCCTGGGCCGCAAGTGCCGCTTCCCATTGTGGGAGCCAACCGAGTGGGGCGTGAACAAGGCGCTGCCGCGTGAGCAGGCCGTCATTGAGTATGGGGTCAGGATCAAGCGTGCGGGTACCTACAAGGGCTTAAATCGTCTGATCCAGGGGTCAGCCGCAGACCAGACTAAAGCAGGCATGGTGGCGCTGCACAAAGCTGGTTTTAAGTTGTTGTTGCAAGTACACGACGAAGTAGCACTGTCCGTCAGGAACATCGACGAGGCCCGCGCTGCAGCCGAAATCATGGCCAAAGCAGTCACCCTGGAAGTTCCCTCCCGCGTTGACGTGGAGACTGGACCGAGCTGGGGAGAAGCATCATAATTGAGGTGGGGTTAACTGCAGTTGCCCCACTCTCCTTTTGAGAAGTTCGGGCTGGGGGCTTGCTCCCAGCCCATTTTTTCCGATACACTAGAAAGTCCAATAGAAAGGAGAAATAAATGGGAAGATCACCAAAGCCACGAACTCAAGTTGTACCTGCTCACCCAGAGCCATACGTTCGTCAGCCAATGAAGAAACGTGGTAGACCACGGCGTTCAGGTCCTAAGAAGAAGGATCGATACGACGCTGTACGTGCGTCACCCTCCAAGCGCCCTGGGCAGCGCTGGATTACCGTGTCGCTACCTGAGGATGCGTACTACATGCTCAAAGAACTCGCCACGTTTTACAAAGTAGGAATGGGCGCGTACATGCAAAGCCTCCTGGTTCCTGCATTTGACCAAGCCTACAAAGAATCACTGACGCTGCAGCGTATCGCCAACAACCGAGAGAAAGCTAAAAATGAAATACAAGACCGAGATGACGTTCCCCGTCGAACTCACTTTTGAAGTACTGCCGCCCATGCTGGTAGAAAACACCGAGCTGCCTGCGCAGCTGGACATCACCAAAATTCTGTTGACCATCACAGGCCCCAGCGGCAAGCCTCGCCAAGTGGACATCACCAAAAGTTTTTCAGAAGAGCAGATGATGCTGTTTGAAGACGAAATCATGGAGAACTACAGTGAAGATTCTGCGCTTTGAACGTAAGGACGAGGCCGTTGCCTGGGCCAAGAAGGTCATAGGCATTGACGGCATGTCAGGCGACGTCACCGCAGTAAGCCTGCTGGACGACAACGGCGACTTCCTGGCTGTCACCGTGTTCTCTGCCTACACAGGGACCAACATCGACATGCACATCGCAGCACGGCCCAAGAGCCACTGGTTGTCACGCAGTTTTTTCAACGCGTCGTTTGAGTTGCCATTCCGGGTGCTTGAAGTACCACGGGTCACGGGCCTCATCCGCGCCGAGAACCTTAAGGCCCAGCGTTTTGTTACGCGCCTGGGCTTCCAGTATGAAGGGCGCATGCGCAAGGCTTTCCCAGACGGTGGAGACCTGATGCTGTATGGGTTACTTCGTGAAGAATACTTAAAACATCCATGGAGTGAAAATGAAACTACAAGAGGAACTGCGCTCAGTCAAGGAGGTATTCCCGGCGATAGACCACCTACTTGAAGCAGCAGCGCAGCGCATTGAAGACCAGAGACTGTGGCGTGAAGCCTGGATCAAATCAGAAAAAGAAGTTGAGTTGTTGACACGTGAACTAGATGTGCTACGATTGAGGCTCAACAACAGAAAGGAGAAAGAGTGCAATGACTAAAAAAGCCCTTACCCGAGAGCAAAAGGTATTCAAGGAACTTGCTGCAACAGGCAAGTACGTGAACACCGGCAAGGTACTGATTGGCCTGACGTACCAACGCAAGCCACCCGAGATGACACAGAGCGAGGAGCTTATGCAGAATATTCTGCTCGGCAACTACCGCCGCCTGGTCAGTGACCGGGCCATCGTGTACTTCACGGTTGTGCTGGTTGTGTGTGCAAGTCTTTTTGTGTCTTGCAAAGCATGAAAAAGCGCAGCAAATACCGACCCCGCGTCGTTCTTCAAAACCCACTGGACTTCGTGCTGTCAGGCTTTAAACCTGTGCGCGATCTGCCAGGGATTTACATCGACGTACAACTCAAGAACCGCGCAGCCCTGGAGCAGGTCAGAAAGGGCAACGCGACCAAAGAGGACATTGACATGCTGATTGGCGCATTCAACATCACTGAAGCGCTGGCCATCATGGGCAAAGGTCACGACTGGCTCGAGGAGATTCACCAGGGACAAGACGCCCTGCTGCAGCTGTCTCGACGCGGCGTGGCCAACGGAATGCGGTTCATCATGACAGCCAAGCAGTGGGAAGCCCTGAAGCTGGTGATGGACTTGCATGAGGAGCAGCTGGCGCATGCCACTGTGCATGACATAGAAAAAGCGCACGACCATGTGCTGGCGGTTCTTCGCCAGGGCAAGGCACGTGCAATCGTTCAAACTCAAAAGGAAGCAACATGAATAAGTCAGACAAAATCAGAGAGTATTTCCGCAAGCACCCAAGTGCTGATGTGGCCAAGGTGGCAGCCAAGTTCGAGGCACCCAAGCCGATGACATACAAGCTGCGTAAGCAGGTCCAGGAGAGCGATCAACTGATCACGGCCCCCGCGCCAGATGCACCAACCCGCAAGGTCACCATCTCACGTTCGCAATTAGAGATTGCAAAGAAGCTGGGCTTTGAGCCTGGAGAGTTTGTCAAACAAGGTCTTAAGTCTGGCGTGCTGCAGTACGACGACGAGCGCGACTTCACGGGTGAAGGCCAGGAGACCAACATCGACGAGACGCTGGACGCACGGGCCCAGGACTACGGCAAGTTTAAGGACGGCGCTGCGCTGATGCAGGCCATGAAGCGCACGCTCGCGGACCACGCCAGGATGCACAACAAGACGTTCGCCGACGACCAGTGGGAAGCCCTGGAGATGATCGTGCACAAGATTGGCCGCATCGTTAACGGCAACCCCGACAAGGTCGATCATTGGGTGGACATCGCCGGCTACGCCAAGCTGATCGCGGACCGCTTGCAGGGGAATGC